GGGTATTCAAATGAAGATCGTTGAAAAGAAAATCTATGTCTGCGAAATGTGCGGAAGAACTTCATCCAGTGAAGAAAAGATCAAGGAATGTCAGGCAAGTCACCAGGTTATCGGTGACGATGTTCAGATGGAATATTTTTATGGGAAGGGAAAAAGAGTTCCGAAATCCGTAAAATTCATATTCTCTGACGGAACGGTTGCCTTATATGAAATATCGTTTGAAGGCAAGCCGGAAAGGACGGGAACGAAATGAAAAAAGACGCTGTGAACGAAGTCCGATCCTTGCTGGATAAAGACCTGGCAAACACGATCGTTCCCTGGCTGATCGACCACGGTTTTTTCGATGCCCCCGCTTCAATTAATCATCACGGAAATAGACCTGGCGATCTTGCCGAACATTCAATCGCAGTTGCGGAAAGCCTGATGGAAATGACAGCAAAGCTTGGCTTGACGTGGCAAAATCCACGTTCACCAGCGGTGGTGGGATTACTTCATGATCTGTGCAAGCTGGATGATTATGAACTGATCGTTGATCACCCTGGCGTGGAAGTGTTCGGCGGGAAGATTGTGGATCAGTTGACACATTGGGATTATCGAAAGGAAAAGATCATGGAAGGTCACGGTGACAAATCCGTGATGATGGCTTCGACGATCCTGAAGCTGACAGAAGAAGAAATGTTCTGCATCCGATTTCATATGGGGGCGTTTACCGATCAGAAGGAATGGAACTACTATGGACGGGCTTGCACTAAATATCCGAACGTGCTGTTCACGCAAACGGCAGATATGATCGCAGCCAGGGTGAAGCAGATATGAAATCCGATCAACTGATCACAAGCCCGTTGCGGGTTTTCTTGGACGGAAGGGAAGTCACTAATTTTTTTAGTGATGGGGTTCAGGTTATTGAAGTGGATAGTCCAGAAAATCAAACTGGTCTTCGCTGCTTCTGGCCATTTAATCCCGAAATTACGTTGACGAAGACGCAGCAGAAGCGGCTGTTGAAGGAAATGAAACGGATCGCTAGAAAGAAGGATATATGAACGATTTTGAACAAGCGATAGGGTTTTTTGAACGTGCGCTGGATAACTGTGTGACAGTAGCAAAAAAACCTTTCATGACAGCACTTTCTGCTTTAAGGGAAAAGCAAGATCAGCAAAATCCGCAGCCGTTGACACTAGATCAGCTGCGGGAACGAATAAATAAACCGATCTGGATTCGTTGGTTTGGTAAATATGTTGGACGTGAAGACGGGTGGATGATTTGGAAAAGTTCACGCCCTGGCACAATCTTCGATGGTTCAGACCTTGCTGATCGATACGGTGATGGTTGGTTTGCTTATGATCACCCCAAATATCACAACTGTGACGGTTCAAAGTTGGTGAAAGATTAAATTAAACCTTGAACCGCTTCAAAGTCTTACAGTTCAACGGGTTCAGGGTTTATGGTTTAAGGTTCAAGGTTCTTCTTATTACCTGATATATTAAAATCACTTATACAATTATGAAAAATATATCCGTAAAAATATAAGTATATAAGAACAACCTTGACCTTGAACCGCTTAAAATTATAAAAATCCGTTGATTATCAAGGCTTTCAGGCGGTTCAAAGTTGTCGGTGAAAGGTTGTGAAAATGTGAAATCAAAAGATTATTTCCTTAATGTCAAGCGTTTGAACGCTACTGTGAACGCAAAAATCGAAAAAGTCCAGCTTATTAGAAAGCAGCTTGAAAGCATCGGCTGTGTTGACTATTCGAAGGACATCGTGTCCGGCAGTCACAGTGATAGTCAGATATGTGACGGCGTTGCAAAGCTGATCGATTTTGAAAATGAACTTTCAAAGCAGATCGAAGAACTTTGCAGCCTTCAGTCTGAAGCGATACAGCGCATTGATTCTATGATATATGCTGATTATCGGCTGGTTCTGACCTTACGATATTTGAACAGCAAGACCTGGGAACAGATCGCTGTTGATATGGGGTTCACTTTTCAATGGGTTCAGGAACTAAACAAACGGGCATTAATTCAGTTTGATGAACTATTTTTTGAAAAAGTTCAGGAACTTGATTGTAATTGATGCTATCTTTATGATATTGTCAGAATGACAATATCATAAATTTTGTCAGAAACAGAACACCCCCAGGATGAAGGACTTCGGTTTACTCCTTGCCGAATACATCCAGGGGGTGTTCTATTATTAAGATTTATTATGAATTATAAATCATTACCTTTATGTCTTCTATCTTAGTTGCTATTTGTTGAAGGTCTTCTTTTAGCACATTTTTTATTTCTTCAACTTCGCTTTTTGTGTAGGAAATGTCGTTTGTGTCTGAAGATATATCGCTTAATTCACTCTTAATTTCCATCAGTCTTTTATCAATTTGATTATCAGGCGCTTGCAAAGATTGCAATGTCCTTACAGCATCAAAAAGAGAACAATTTTCGGCATCTCCCAAATCAAAGCAACCATTATTAAAGACACAATCAAATCTACAATCACCTTTAACCAGAGGACAAAATATTTTTTCCATTAAAAAACCTTCCTTCTATATGTAATAGGAAAATTATAGCATCAAATTGCATTATTTTAAAGAAAAATTTAAAGGGGTGAATGTTCGGATGGCAAAAGGTAAATATGAATACTGGCTGACAGCTGAAGGTTTACTGAAGCTTGAAGCCTGGGCTAGAAACGGCTTGACAGATGAACAGATTGCGAAAAATATGGGGATCAGCGTCAGAACGCTTTATGACTACAAAGAAAAGTATCCGCAGATTTTGCAGTCCCTAAAAAGGGGAAAAGACATTGTTGACATTCAAGTTGAAAATGCTCTATTAAAACGGGCGTTAGGTTATAACTTTACCGAGATTACCAAGGAAAGAATTGTCGATTATGATGAAAAAACGGGACAGAAATTAGGTTCACACCTTGAAGTAACAAAAGAAATAGTTAAGGAAGTGCAGCCGGATACTACTGCACAAATCTTCTGGTTAAAGAATAGGAAGCCAGACGTGTGGCGTGATAAAAAGGATATTAGTGTTGACGGTTCACTGACTACCACTTCGAACCTATCTGATGAAGAACTGAACGAAAGGATCAAAAAACTAAAATCAAAGCTTGGGATTGATTCGAATGAATAAAGCGGAAGAATTTGAAGTATTGGCTGAATTGATTAGACTTAATAATGAACAAGCAATAAGAGAAGCAAGAACTTCGTTCTTTAATTACTGCAATTTAAAAGCCCCCGATTTCTATAAAAAGGATCGGGGATTTTTAGTTAATTTATGCGATCAGTTTCAAGACTTTATATCTTCAGACGATGAAGTCATGATCGTGAACCTTCCACCACGACACGGCAAATCAAGGACGGTCGGAAACCTGGTTGAATGGGTGCTGGGTGAAGATCAGACGCAGAAGATCATGACGGGTTCTTATAACGAAACCCTGTCAACAAATTTTTCAAAGAATGTCCGTGATTCTATCCTTCAAGTCAAAGCGGATCAGGATCGGATCGTATATTCTGAAGTTTTCCCAGGCGTGACCATTAAGCGTGGTGACGGTGCAATGAATATGTGGTCACTTGAAGGTGGATATAACAACTATCTTGCAACCAGCCCCACAGGAACAGCGACGGGCTTCGGTGCGTCCCTGATGATCATTGATGACCTGATAAAGTCAGCCCTGGAAGCGAATAACGCTGACACGCTTGACAAGCATTGGGATTGGTTCACAAACACAATGGTGTCCAGGCTTGAAGAAGGCGGGAAGGTCATCATCGTAATGACCAGATGGCACAGTGAAGACCTTGCCGGACGTGCGCTGAAGCATTATAAAGAGATCGGCGCAAAAGTCAGGCATATTTCATATAAGGCAGCCCAGGACGATGGATCGATGCTGTGTCCTGAAATACTGTCAAAGCGATCCTATGAAAAGAAGGTCAAGTTGATGGGTGCGGATATTGCATCGGCAAACTATCAGCAAGAACCGATCGACATCAAGGGTCGGCTTTACACCAGTTTCAAGACTTACGAAAAGATTCCAAAGGATAAGGATGACAACCCCCTATTCACCGAGATCAGGAACTACACTGACACGGCTGACCAGGGGGATGACTTTCTGTGCAGCATGAATTATGGCGTGTATAACCATGAAGCGTATGTCCTGGATGTCCTGTTCACTAAGGCCGCTATGGAAGAAACCGAAGCGGCAACTGCGAAGATGTTAGTAAAGGACAGCGTGAACGTGGCAGACATTGAATCGAATAACGGTGGTCGTGGGTTTGCCCGATCGGTAGAAAGAATCATGATCGAAAAGCTGAAGACCAATAAGACCAGGATCAACACTTTCCATCAATCAAAAAATAAGGTTGCCAGGATCATATCAAATGCAACCTGGGTCATGGATCACGTTTATTTCCCTGTGAACTGGCGTGATCGCTGGCCTGAATACTTCGATGCTATGAACAAATATCAAAGGGAAGGCAAAAACAAACATGATGATGCGCCGGACTGCACGACAGGGATCGCTGAAAAGATCGGTCAGGGTGACACATTTAGCTTTGATTAAGGGGTGAAATATTATGATCACAGAAACCGAAAGAATGAATTCAATAATTAAAGCGGGTGCTGATTCAGCTATTTCTGAACGTCGGTTCATCGAATTGGAGATCGCCAGGTGGAAGAAGTCCCACGTCAGGAAGGCCATGATTGCTGGTGAAAAGTATCATGACGGCGATCACGATATTATGAATCGCAAAAGAACTGCGATCGGCAAAGATGGCAGCATCCAGGAAGTGAACAACCTTCCGAATAATAAGGTTATTGATAATCAGTACGCAAAGATGGTCGATCAGAAGGTCAACTATATTATGGGTAAACCCCTTACCATAGAAAGCGAAAACAAAGACTATCTGAAAGCCCTGAAGCCGATCTTTAATAAAAAGATGCACAGAAAGCTGAAGAAGCTGGCTGAAACGTTTATCAATGGCGG